GAATACAATTGTTTAACGTGGTGACCAACTCTGGCCTTGAAATCATAGGTGTTGCAGGTGCGACTGGGGCGTCCGGGTCTGGAACAACGGGCGGGGCTGGTGGTAACGGTGGATCATGCGTAGCAAATTTGTGAGGTCGACATGATTAGAAACGTATTAAATTATCTTGGTCAAAAAATAGGCGAACTTGAACTTCCAGACGATACCCCGGAAGAAGTTTGGCAGGAAAAGCTTTCTGTTTACACGAGGCCGCCAATTGTACCGACTCCACGAGAAATGGTTGCCGGGAAGCTTGAGGAGTATCAGAAAAAATCTGACGAGCTAATTAAATACCTACTAGCCGACAATACACTTGAAGGTATGACGACGGAGCAATCCGATCAGATGTTTGACGAGTTTACTGACGTTCTGATACGTCTTAAAAACGGCGCTTTTCCTACGGCGATTTATCGCTTGTCTCAGAAAACTCCGAGTGGTTTTGCCACTCAAGAGAGAATTGACCAGTGGATTGTTAAGATAAAAGAGTATCTATAGAAGTTGACATTTTCCACAAGAAATGTCAAATTGCATTCAGTGTAATTAAATAAAGGAGTAAAGTACATATGCCTAATGGTTGGTCAGCAAAAAATGTGGCTCTTGCAAACAAGAGCATATCGGGCGTGGTAACTAACGAGCCCGTCACTCAGGAGTTTCCAAACTCTGCAGGTGGCGCACTCAACGGCGTTATCAAACTCAAGGTGAGTGCAGTAACTCAGGTAGGTACAATTACCCCTAAGTTGCAAACAGCTAATGGTAATGACTGGGTGGATGTAAAGTCCGGAACAGCAATTACTGCAGCCGGTATTCAGTATATCCGTTGGAATATTGAAGTATCTGGCGATCAAGCAGTATTGCCCTTGCTTAACAAATGTCGAGTTGTTGTAACGACAACCAATGCCGGCGATGCAGTACGTGTAGATCTCTGCGAAGTTCTCGAAGAGTTGTAAGATATGTCACAGGACAAGCTACTAGCTCTAGCACTAGAGCGCCTTGAGGCTATTCAGCGCAAGGAAGCTTTCGATCCTGCACATTTAGATTCCAGACCTACTGCTGCACAACAAGAATTCTTCAATGAATTCGGTGTATATAAGCAGTATTATTTAAGGGCCGGCAACCAGTGTTTAGCTAAAGGCACCTTAGTGGCTACGCCTACAGGCCCAGTGGAAATTGAAAAAATTAAACCGGGAGATATTGTTTACTCAGAACACGGTCAACCTATTTCTGTATTAAAGACTTTTTCTAACGGAGTTAAATCTGTGCAAGAACTAGTTTACAGAAATGTTAGGTGGGCATCTGCTACAGATAATCATGTATTTCAAGTAATTACACCTTATGGCCATTTAGTAGAAAAAGCTGTTAAAGATTTTGGAAGAGACGATAAGGTGGTTCGAGTCCAAGTAAAGGCCCCTTTAGGTAAAATTAGTTTTCCTCAAGCATATGCATTGGCTGCCATGCTGGGAGACGGATGTTCCAGACAAACCCACAAATATCTTCAAATTAGCTCAGGCACACCCGAAGTTCCAAATAAAGTAGCCTCTATTTGCGAAAGCACCGCACGTAAATTACATGAAAGTAATTATACTTGGTCAGTAGGATATGTAGATATTCCCTATTATGCAGAATGGTGTAAAGGCAAATATGCTCATGAAAAAATAGTAGATTTAGAAGTTCTTAAAAAGTGGGATAGGAATTCCCTATTAGAATTTGTAGCGGGGCTAATTGATACAGACGGCACTGTGTATTCCGCAAAAGATCATGTTACCTTATCTTTAAACATGCAGGCAAAGTCTGTTGTAGACGCATTTGCCTATGCCGTATTAGCCTTATGGCAAATACCATTAAATAGATCCCTAGATTCTAGAAAAAAATATAAGAATGGACCAGTCCATATTGCGTATACTAGAAATATTCACTTTATTAAGGAAATTCTAGATGAGTTAAATCCCTATCTTGCATCCCCACAAAAGAAGTGGAAAGAAGAGTATAGCAGTATTGGCGGGAAAAGAAGTAGCAGCAGTAATGTGGCTATTGGTCCTTCCGGAATTACTCGAGAAGTAGAGACTTATGATATCCATGTAGACTCTTCAACCAATTTATATTTGCTAGCCAATGGATTAGTTACTCATAATAGCGGTAAATCTCAAACAGCTGCCCGCATGCTTACTCAAATTCTTTTAGAAGATCACGAGTTAGTTAAAAAGAGACGGGCCGAATCAGGCCAGCAGGGATGGGGCAGTGAGCCACTACTTGCAATCGTCGCAGGTCGTACCGGAAAGCAGCTGGAAGATTCGCTTCTTCCGAAGATTCGTAGCTACCTAGAACCGGGAACCTACAAAGAAGTTCGTATGGGTAACGCCATACAACGTCTAGAACTAGACAATGGAAACAGAATAGTGTTCCAGTCCCTAGAAAATCCCAATACTGCCCGTGAGAGGCTGCAATCCTACGTTGCCCATGTCACATGGGTAGACGAATTGCCCCCCACGCTGGACCTTATTAGAGAGGTTCTGGTTCGTACTCAGGCCCGGAATGGTTACTCCATATTCTCATTTACCCCACTTACCGTAAACGTAGGCATTCAGAGATTTGTAGATGCAATCGAGCCTCCGGAGGGTAGGGTTTACCGATTTAAAATGCTAGATAACCCTCTCTACTCCGACCCACAGCGTCGTGAGGAGCTGATTCGTCGTTACGCCCACCTTCCCCAGTACCAGAGAGATGCTATTTTCGAGGGCGACTGGATGACGGCTGAGGATCAGGTGTACCATTTCGACTATGAGACAATGGTAGGTATGCCGGAAGGCTATAGTCCCATGTGGCGTCACGTAGAAGCAGTAGATCCAGCTATAAGTTCAGCTACTGGCCTTACAATCTGGGCCGAAAATCCAGATACCTCCAAATGGTATTGCATCCTATCCGAGTATATCAAGGGCATTCAGGTGCCTACCGACATTGTTAAGGCTGTTCAGTACTATACATCTAAGGTGAACATAGTTCGACGTATTTCTGATTATGCCCCGTGGTATGTCAACACAGCTGCCTCTATGGGCGTGACCTATATGACGGTAGACTCCAAAAATGCTAGCCGTAAGGAAGAATTAATTAAGAATCTACAAGAATCCCTCGGTAAGAATATGATAATTACTCCAAATTGTCAGGGACTTATAGACGAATTGCAGAACTGTAGATGGTCTGACCGTGGGGAGGGAAAGATAGTAAATTCAAGTACTTATCACCTATTAGACTCTGCACAATATGCACGGGATACTCTACCCCCTGCAGAAAAAAAGCTGCAATCCTTTACAGTTAATCAGTGGTATGCTACACTTCTACAGGCTAACGAGAAGCGAAAGCAGCTCGAAGAAAAGGCTGCGGAAAAACAAGCGAAACCCCGGGGAAGACCCACTAGAATTAAACGAGGTGTCATGTGGCGATAGTATGGTTGTACATTCTTACAATACTTCTGCCCGTTCACTTTCTTATCGCTAAACGAGCCATAGACGAGCGCAAGAGAACTAAGAAAATTCTTGTCTCAATATGGAAATACTCTACTAGGAGGTAGTATGCAGTTGAAAATTCTTCTAGCCACGGAACCACCTTCCAAGGAAAAAACAAAAGACTGTGCATGCAAGGACGACTTGCCTAGCATTGAAGACGATGTTCGTGAGGCTTTGGAATTAATTGATTCCGGCCACGATTCTTATATAGAGTGGAAGATGATTAATAAGCTTGCTCGGGAATTGAGAAATCGTAAAGATCCTCGTAGTAAGAACTTAATGAGTATGATTGATCCAGTGCTGCAAAAGTATGGCATGCACGGGGTTGAGGAAAAGGGAGAATAACCAGTGGCTCTCAAAATTAGTATTTGGAATAATGACAAGGCTAGGGCAGAAATCCTAAAGCGTTTTAGCAATGCTACTAGGGATCGCTCAGTTCACGAAGCTGTCTGGCGTCAGAATGAGAGAACAGTATATTCCTCTCTAGGAACTCGTAATTCCCTATCAACTAATATGACTCTGGACTTCCCTCTTACTGAAGTCCTATCCAATATTGACCAATCAAATGCAGATGTATCGACAAGTTATGTAATGAAGAACTTACGCTTCATTCATGCACAGATGTCTTCTAATCCACCAATGATTGCGGTCCGGCCTCAGACTTCCGATCAGGACGATCAGAGAAAAGCTGACGCTGCAGATCGTATCGTCAAGTGGGCACTACGTAAATATCAGTTGCAGGAAAAATTCGATCAGGTCAATCTAATGACTCTTGTGTATGGTACAGGGCTCATTAAGACTGTCTGGGATTCCTCGAAAGGCGACATCATCGAGGCAGACATGGAGACCGGAGAGCTTACTCTCGAGGGCGACATAGATATTACTATTCCTTCCACATGGAATATCTTTATAGATCCAGATGCTCGCAGCTGGGACGACGTTAAATGGGTAATTGAGCGTATCTATATTGACTACGAAGAAGCTGTGTCTAGATGGCCTGAGAAACGGGATGAACTAGATCAGGCTCGTGTGCAGGAAAAGACACCTACTTCTACCGGACAGCAAACCGAACTTCGTGACATGCACTACAACTCCGTAGAGCTATTGGAATATTGGGAAACTGGATTGCCCACTAACGGATATCTAGGTCGATACTGTATTACCACAGTCTCTGGCGAAATCATTGAGTCCCCACGCCCAAGTCCCTTCCGATTTAAGAGACAAGGTGCGGCTTCGAAAATAGAAGCATCTGATCTTCCCGACGAAGTTAAGATGAGACGCATTGAGAAACTACCAGAACAGGCAAATCTTCCATATCATTTTATTACGGACCTCGATGTGCCTAATACTTTGTGGGGCAAGTCGGCAGTTGAATATGCTATGACTTTGCAGAACAACCTGAATCGTCTCGATGCCAACAGGCTAGATAATATTCAGGCACACGGCGCAGCTCGTATGATCCTACCGGAATCGGCAGAAATTTCTGATGACGCATTAGGTAACAGTCCGTGGGATGTAATTAAGATTACAGGCAACCAGCCTCCTTATTTTATGTCGGCACCACAATTGCTTCCAGAACTGTCTAGCGAAAGAAACAACTACATTCAGGGAATCAATGATGTCATGGGCGTCAATGAGTCCATGTTCGGTCAGCAATCTCGTGAGCAATCCGGCGCATCTATGCAGTATGCTACCAACCAAGGTAACATGATTCGTCACCGTCTATTTAATAAATACGTAGCGTGTGTGGAATCGGTATATAAGGCGCTGTTAAACCTAGCACGTAAGCACTGGTCTATCAGTCGAACCATTCACGTCCTCGGCAAAGAGCAAGCCCTAGAAGCTACCGATGTCAAGGGTATGGATATTGATGGCGGCTTCGATGTTGTAGGCGAATACGGTACTACCTTGTCCCTAGACCCCATTACCCGCCAACAACAAATTATTACACTGCAACCTCTGTTCGAAAAAGCCGGAGTAGACAGCCGGGTACTTCTTAAGAAACTGAGGCTCAATGATCTCGAAGGTATCTTCGATGCATTCGAATTGGCAGGACACAGACAGAAAGAAATCTTCGATGAGATGATTGCTACAAATATTTATATCCCACCCGAAGAGCAAATGGATCACGAGAACATGATTGCATGGTCTCTTAGATATTTTATGACTCAGGAGTTTACTGCACTGTCTGCAGAAGTTAAAGCACTACTCAAGCAACATAACAAGGACCGAGCCGCATTGGCTGTTAAGGAAAAGGGCGGACAGGCGGCAGGCCCAATGGAAGCTCCGGGAACAGAACCGCAACCTCCGGGAGGAGCAATGCCTCCCGCACCACCACTACCACAGGGGTAAACACATGGATACTTATGAAGAAAAATTAAAAAAACTTCGTCAGAGCTACAATAAGAAGCTTGGTATTGATGATAAGAAACAAATGGAAGACAGTAATAAATCTGTATTTGAGCGGCTGCGTGAGATGTTTGGATACACTGCTCCGCCTCCTGCTAAAAAGAAAAAGTCCGGAGACTCCGGAACTGCAGATAATGATATCTCGTGACGAAATTCTAATGGGCCGAGACAAGCAGTATCCTCTAGACGGTACTCTGCAGGTCAATCTAGAAAAGCTACTACGTGCAGTAAACAAGTTTCGTGCCGTTTGGGGCAAACCAATGAAGGTAACTTCGGGCTACCGTCCGGCAGCCATTAATGCTACAGTTAAGGGCGCAGCTACTAAATCAAATCATACTGTTTGTTTAGCGGTTGATTTCGCAGACAGTGACGGAAAGTTGGCGGAATACTGTCTTAAGAACTTGAAATTATTAGAAGAATTTGGTATATGGCTAGAAGATCCAGCATTTACAAAGGGTTGGGTACACATGCAAGTTGTACCCCCACGTTCGGGCAGCAGGGTATTTAAGCCTTGACTTTTTATTAAACATAGTGTATAACTTGTTGACAGTGGCCCTAAGTATTAGTATTCTGTATATAAGTTTCCGGATTATCCGGGGACATAATATCCAACAGCCTATCCCCATCCAACTGCGACGGGACGGCAGGAGAAAAGTACAATGAGTACAGGTAATTCGGGCGCTCAACAAGGTAACAAATTTGCAGAAGCCTTCGGGGATACGCAATTAGTTGCCGACTTCGGACCACTAAGCAGTGCATCAGAGGATGACGATACTGTAGTTCGGTCTGAAGAATCTACGCAAGACGGAATCCAATTAGAAGGAGAAAGTGAAGACACCCTTCAGGACTCCAAGGAGACAGTTGAATCCAGTAAGGCTACTGGAAAAACTGAAGCCACTCCGGGGACATCTGGTGAGAAGGAAGTAATCACTGTAACGGACGAGACGGGACGTAAGCGTAAAGTAGAAATCGATTACTCCAACCGAGAGCAGATCAAGAAGATGGCTGCGGCGGCTGCGGGTATGAGAAAGTTCCAAGCAGAGCGGGATCGTGAAATCTCTTCTCGTAAGGAACTGGAAGCCAAGCTAAAGGAACGTGAATCAGACTGGGGCCGTTTGGAAGAAGCATTCTCCAAGGGTCACGAACATCTGATTGATACCCTAAGCGGGCGTCAGGGCGCATGGCAGGAGCTGGTCAATAAGGAAATTGAGCGGCGTGAATTCCTGAAAAATGCAAGCCCAGATGAACTCCAAGCTATGAGGGCCCAGGAGCAAGCTGATCTGACACGCAAGGAACTTGACAAGATCCGTAAGGAGAATGAAGAGTTTAAAGCGAAGATTCAGCAGGAAAGAGAAGAAACCGAACTTCGTTCGATGGAATCTCGAGTACATCCAGTTTTCGAGAAATATCGTTTTGCAGATCGACTAGGCAACGCACAGGATGAGCACCTATTCGATGAGATGCTATGGAATAGCTCTCTCAAAAGATTGGAACAATATGAGGAAAGAGGATTGGATCTCTCTCCGGAACTGATCGAGCGTGAATTTAAGAATGTCGCTACCGCACTACGTAATCGTATCGGGGCGCAGGCTCAAAAGAAAGCAGGTCAGGTAGTTGCACAGAAGAAGCAAGAAGCTATCGAGAATGTGCAGTCCAAGGTCAAGTCTAGTTCAGCCTCAAGCAGCGATGCAGAGAAACTGAAACAGGCTATTCAGTCGGGTGACACCGGCAGTATATTCAAAAATTGGTCCACTTTTAGTAAAGTACTAAGTGGCAAAAAATAATCTAGAAAGGATTAAATAACAATGGCTTTTAGTAATATTGACGTACCAGCACTCGGTAATTTGCTCCAGATCAAATTCTCTGATGGTATCAGAAATCAGATCTCGAAAGATTTCCGTGACTGGGAAATGGTTCTCAAGGCAAAGGTATCCAACTCGGCAGCTCGTGAACTCCGCTTCATGCTCTTGACCGCATTTGGTGTTGACGCAATCAACTATGCTAACCCCGGCACAATCGACAGCACATTCCCATCTGCTGATCGTTCCAGCCTACAAGAGTACACAGCTAAGTTTAAAGAACTTCGTGCTACTATCGAAGTACAGTACGACTTGTTCGAACGTGCTATCCAGTCTCCAGAGAAGTATGGTGAGCCGATTAAAGTAGAAATGGACAGCAAACTGTCTGCTTCGAAACGTCGTCTCGCTGCAGACTTCCATGCTGACGGTACTGGTGTTCTCGGTACAGTTGCAAGCTCTACTCTTGCAAGCGTTGTAACTCTCGATGCATCTGATTCTGCTCGTGGCCACGTCGGTCTTTTCGAGTATGGCCAAAAAGTTGTAGCTAGAACTGCTGCAGGTGGCGCATCTGCTGCAACTGCTGCTACTGGTACACTATCTCACTTTGTAGTTGTTCAGAAAGACCGTGAGAATCAAATTCTTACTCTTCAAGCTGTAAACACTGCAGGTGCAAACACCGCATTGTCTGCTGCTCCAGCAGCTGGCGAAGTCTTGTACCGCAAGGCACAAGCTGATTCCTCTGATATCCCTAACTTGACTTCTATTTCCGACTACGGAACTGTATCTCAAGTTATGGCTGGTTTGCCTTCTCTTGTTGCTGCTGACGGTCGTACGATCCACGGCATGCAAATGAGCGGTGCAATCGCTGGTTCCGAACTTGATGCAGGTGGAAACCCAATCGACGTTCGCCACATTCAGAGAGCAATGAGCCAAGTTAAAGTTAAAGTTGGTCAGGATCAGTACAGCTGGAAAATGATGGTACAAGCTCCTGAGACTCTCGACTCCTTGATCGAAAGCCGTGAAACTGATCGTCGCTTTATGTCTATGGAAGACGGCGCTCGTGGTACGAAGAAGTTCGTATACCAGCACCAGAATGATTCCCTCGAGTGCTATACTTCCGAGTATTGCCAACCTAAGAGAATCTACATCCTTCCTGAAAGCAAAGCTGGTCAGAAGGTTCTCGAGTTCCACGGATCTGACTTCAAAACAGTCAAGGCTCCGGGCGGCGGCGACTTCCACTTGAAGCCAAGTGCTTCCGGTTTCGTTGCTACTGTTGTAAGCTATATGCAAGCAATCGGCGTAGTTATCTGTAAACATCCGGCGTCAGTTGCGATTATCCGAAACTTTTCAAATAGTTAAGGATAATGCTAGACAACTAGCAGAGATCATGTTAGGCTGGTTCATAGATAGGAGATACGGTAATGCAGTATATTATTTATGGACTAGTCGATCCGGAAACAGACGAACTTAGGTATATTGGAAAATCTATAACAGGAATGAATAGGCCCAAAAAACATTTTTATCCTTCGACCTTAAAGTCGGAGCGAACATATAAAAATAAATGGGTAAATTCAGTTTTGAAAAGATGTGGAAAGTTGCCCAAAGTAGCAATTCTGGCTGAAGGAACGGATGAAGTTAGTTTAAATAAATTAGAAATTGAGTTTATTGCTCATGCTCGAAGTTTAGGAATAAGGCTAACAAATATCCAAAATGGTGGAGATGGGTTTACTTCTGAGCTAGCAAAACTGGCACGACAGAAAACCGATCGAAGTGCTTGGGTAAAGGGCGGAAAGGCCGCAGCTGCAAATGGAACATGTGCTCGAAACAACTTGAAACTCAGGAGACCAATAGTTGCTACCCATGTAAAAAGTGGAGAACAGCGTTGGTACTTAAGTGCAAGTCATGCAGCAGCAGATGGTCTAGGAAGCAGGTCGGCAATTTCAAATGCCCTTCGTCCAAATTGGAGATGTAAGCACAATAAAGGCTGGACATTCCAATATGCAAGTAATCTCCCCGCCTAATTTACTGTTCGCCCCTATTCCCGTAGGGGCAGGTAAATTCGAATAGGGCTCCCGACACCTTGGGAGAGGCAAGTCTACGACGTAATAGCCTGAGTGTAGAGTGGTGTGACAGCTGGGAGAGACCAGCACCAATTAGTGTGGGCCAATCACCCCTGAAACAAAGATGATAAAATCGAAAGGAAATTAAAATGAGTTCACCAAAACTAAGGACAGAAGCTGCTGCCGCTGGTAGTTACCCAGAAAAACGCTTCAATCAGAGAGAAAGAAAATTACTTCAATCTGTAAGCAATGCAGTACGTGCAGGCAAGTTTACTACTGCCGCCGGTAATGCAACACAGACTATTTCAGTTCCGGGTGCAACCGCTGCTGACGTAGCTATTGTTACATTGCAGACTGCAGGAGCAACCCCCCGCACTGTAGTTAGAGCGGCAGCGGGTACAAACAGCATTACAGTAGTAATGAGTGGCGACCCATCTACAGATCACATTCTCTGCTGGTCCCTAATTCAAGCATAATCTAATCCACCCGATGGCCTGCCCCTAGTTGGGGCAGGTACAGGGCCTCCTCCCTCCGGAGAACGAAATGGCTACGACTCTTACTCAGAATCTAAAGCTGCGAGTTGATTCCAATCTCACAGCTAATGCAAAATATAATTTACAAAGAATCGATCTACTTGGAGCCACATTCCTAGTAGATTCTACTAATACCCTAAACATCAGGTCCCAATCAGATATCCTCATCGACCCCAATTCCCCAGACTTGGGCGGGTCGGGGCAGGGATCTGTCACTATTGGCGACCCCGACAGAAAAGTATCATCTCTTACTGTACATGCCGACGAGCTACTTCTCGACGGCGCTTTCAATTTATTAGATCAGGCCACTACCGGCACAGGTAAGCTCGGCTTATTATATAATTCCACAACAAATGGAGCAGTAGATCCGTCGGACCACACTCTTACTCTAGACGTGGAAGGGGCCGACAGAAGCCTAGTACTGGGGGGTGATCTCCAATTATTAGGTGGAAATTTAGTACTAAACGTCTCCGGCCCCTCAAATTTATTATTGCCTACTTCGGGTACTTTGTCAACAGTAGATGGCGTAGAGACCCTAACAAATAAAACAATTGATGCCGAACAGAATACCCTGTCTAATATCTCCAATGCCGAAGTTAAGGCAGGGGCAGGTATTGAATATTCCAAGTTAGACCTGACGGGCGGTATTGTAGATGCGGATGTATCAGCTTCGGCGGCTATTAGTTATAGCAAATTGGATCTTGCGAGTAGCGTTAAAGATAGCGATATTGACCCTAGTGCTCCGATTACTTATGGTAATTTGGATCTTTCAGATTCTATTACAAATGCAGATGTAAGTCCCACAGCAGCTATTGCGTACAGTAAACTTGAACTTACAGATGGTATTATAAATACAGACATCTCGTCAACTGCTGCTATTGCTGGAACTAAAGTTGTTCCACAATTCGGTGCTCAGAATATTAGAACCTCTACTGTGTTGGAGTTTGACAATGGCACACACCTTACGACGCTTGCGCCAGCATCGAGCGGTCAAACGCAAAGTATCATACTCCGCCTGCCTAGTGATAACGGGGCTGCAAATGCCATCCTTTCTACAGACGGGGCGGGTAACCTCAGCTGGTCGTCCGCAGGTTCCGGCTCAGTTACCGAAGTGGGTCTTAGTACGCCATCAGAATTTATTCCGGGGCCGTCGGTTACGACATCCGGCACCCTCTCATTTACAAAAGCTAATCAAGCAAGTAACCAAGTCTATGCGGGCCCAGCAACGGGAGCAGCAGCGCAACCTACGTTCCGTGCTCTTGTACTTGCAGATCTTCCGACCCTCTTTCCAGCCGACGTACAGCTGGGAGATGTTCCAAATGTGGACGCTACAAACCCCGCAAACATAGTACAAACTTCCAGCTTCCGATTCGTAACAGATACAGAGAAGTCTACGTGGAACGGTAAGCAGGATGCACTCGGCTTTACGCCGGAGAATGCAGCTAATAGGGGAATAGCTAATGGTTATGCTCCACTAAATGCTTCTGCCAAGATAGACAATACGTACCTAGATACTAATATAATGAACTACCACGGTACGTGGGACGCCGATACCAATACCCCACCCCTAGCGGATGGGATGGTTGGGGCAGATCCCGGCGACATATATGTAGTTTCCGTTGCCGGAACTCAAGATTTGGGCTCTGGTCCAATAGAATTTAACATCGGCGATTGGGTTATATATAACCAATCCAATGTATGGGAACACGTAGACAATACTTCTGCAGTAACTTCAGTTAATGGAGCTCAGGGGGCTGTAACTGTCAATGCAATCAACGAGTTGACCGGGGATGTAACTGCCGGTCCAGCTTCCGGATCAGAATCTAAGGCCGCTACAATTGCAGCTGGGGCTATCACGGACAGCAAGATATCGGCATCTGCAGCTATTGCAGTATCAAAATTAGCAGCAGGAACAAATGGTTACGTCCTCCAAACAGTAGCTGGTGTTCCACAGTGGACTACACCTCCGGCATCTGTATCTTCCTATAAAACTACATGGTTAGCTGCAGACGGTGCCTTAAAACTAGTTAATCACGGCCTAGGCACAAGAGATGTAATTGTTCAAGTATTCGATAACATAACCGGAGAAACTATTGAAATAGATAGTGCAGTTCGTTCCGGATTAAGTTTAGTAACCCTAACCGCAAGTCAGGCCCCAGCAACGGCTTGGAGAGTATTGATTTTAGCTCTCTAATAGAATATAATACCCGGAGCATGCCGGGACCACCGTGCAACCCAATGCACACGAAGGAGTAACAAGTGAAAATTTTTGGTAGTATACAAGAGTTAGTAGAGTTAGTTTACCGCAAGGGATCTAACACTGTTACTCTGAAGCCGAATGCATCTCAGGCAGCGAACGTAACTGTGTCTCTTCCTGTTCTTACTACAGATGATACAATAGTAACAGAAGCAAAAGCACAAGCACTAAGTAATAAGACCAGTATTGGAGTAGGCAGTTTAACTTTATCTAGTGCAAATATTTCTTCTGCCGGAGATTTAGGACTTACCGCAGTAAGCGGCACGGTTAAGATATATTCCCCAGTATACCTATTTGGTGGAAATTCTTTAACTTTATGGGATTTTGATAATAGTAACTCTATTGCTATTTCTGTCCCGGGCACTGTTACTGCAAATAGAACCCCACAAATTCCAGATGCTTCTGGAGATTTTGTACTTACTACAGCTACTCAGACCCTTACTAATAAGACAATCAGTGGTTCCAGCAACACTCTGACTAATCTTCCAGCTGCCTCTATTACAGGCATTCTGCCTGCAGCCAATGGCGGTACAGGTGTAAACTCTTCCGCTACCTTTCCAAGTACAGGCACAGTAGCTGTACTCACAGACATTTCTGCATCTCAATTGAGCGGAATTGTACCGGGCTCCAAGGGCGGTACGGGAATTAATAACGGCGGTACCCTTACTTACGGTACCAACAATATCACACTTTCTACAAGCGGCGTTACCTCTCTCACGCTTCCAACTAGCGGCACACTTGCTACCCTAGCTGGTTCGGAAACTCTCCTTAATAAACTCATCTCCAGTACGGGAGCAATTACCGGAGCCCTTACTCTTCCATCCGGTACACAGGCAGAGCGCCCAAGCCCAGTAGCAGGTATGATTAGGTACAACACAAGCTCCAGTTCTTTTGAGGGCTATGCCAATGGTGTATGGTCCGGTATTGGCGGTGGCGGAACTACAGATCTAATTACACAAGTTGCTCACGGATTTGTTGTAGGCGACGTTCTTTATTTGAACGGCTCTACCTACGCTAAGGCCAATGCAACCGCAGCGGCAACCGCAGAAGTTGTAGGTGTAGTTAGCCGAGTAATAGGTGTAGATCAATTTGAACTTACATTGTCCGGAGAAATCTCGGGACTTACTTCAGCTAACTTTACAGAAGCCGCACTGCCTGCTGTAGGCGAGGCAATCTTCCTCAGTACCACAGCTGGTAAGATGACAATCACCGAGCCCACCACTATCGGTCAAGTATCGGTACCCGTAGGTGTTAGGTCGGTAGGCGCAGACACTATGTATGTTGCACCGAAGAGAGGTGCAGTAGTTGGCGGAACTAATGCCCGTGCTCAGGTATCCCTGACTTCGGGAGCTACTACTAACGTACAGAACTTGGCTGGCTACGATGCAGGCGAGATTACCGGATGGGTATTTATCTCCAGTGCAGCTCCTGTAAGATTTTATTTATCTGCTAAATTTGCTAAGTCTGGATCAGGTGGAGATTATAACCTAAGTTACTCTACTACCGGCGACACACCTCCAACTGGTTTTTTGGTTGATATCACGACTACAGGAATAATTCGGGTAACATTGCCAGCAAGCTCAGGCAGCACAAGCGTGATCAATTATGCTCTCAATGCACCTGCTATTGGCGCAAGTTTCCCGCTAACTGTAAATGCTGACACTATTTTGAGTGGTACTGTTGCGGCGGCTAGACTTCCATCGCCAACAGTTTATGCTGACGCAGAAGCCACTAGAATGGGATTAAAGTCATATCTTCACGGCACTGCTTATAATGGTGGAGTATCTCCTACAATTACGCTAACTGGTGGTGGTGGTAGTTTAACTAGCGTTATAAGATCAAGCTTTATTCCTTATCAACTTCAAGATGGAAGGTGGAGGTTAAAAGCAAATTTTAATGTTCAGTTAAGCGGATTAACTAGAGTTAGCGTTGATTTTTCTATTAATGGAATAACTATTAAAAACACTAGTCTAATGTTTCAACCAATTATTGGTTATCAATTTGATGTGCCATCTGCAACTGTTGGTTACTGCTATGCAAGTCCAAATTCATCAGCGTTAGTTTTAAATCATTCATCCGCTGCAACAACTGTTTACGGAGTAAGCGGAGACATTGAACTAGAATCCAAGCCAACTTGGGCATATTAATTAGGGAGACTTTATAATGTCATCATCAGCATTTACCCCAACAACTACACAAGTGACTACTGAGGTGCCAGTAAATGTGCCGGTGGTTACGGCTTGGACTGCTTATACTCCGGCGACAATAACTGGCTACACAACTAGTTCATCTTTGTATGAATGGAGACGTTTAGGGGATACCATTCAAGTAAGAGGTCGATTTTTAACAGCCAGCACATCGGCAACGGCAGCGTCGTTTACACTTCCATCTGGATTGACGGCAAGAAGTGTCACAGTCCAGACAAATGGATTATGGACTAGAGCTACCACTGCATCTTCTCAAATAAAAACAGGTCATTTATATTCTACAAACGGATCAAATGTTATCAATTTTTCATCTGGTAATTTTTCTACATCAGACAACCCACAGAGTACATTTAACGGTAGCGGATGGGGTGGAGCCGGTGAGGTTATAGTTTTTGATGTTTGGGCTGTAATAAATGAATGGGCCGGCTCCGGTACCACAACTCTAGCAGATAGAGCGTTGGAGGAGTATTACGCAACATCAGGAACGTGGGACGCAAATAGTTCTACGACAGTTACAGGGCCAGATGGTGCGGCTATGGGTGGTGCTTTAACTCTTGGCAGAACAAAAACAATAACATTATTAAGTAACTTATTGCCAACTGATAAGCTTTTCCTTGAGATTCGATTTGGTTCATCAACATCTGCTCCGTGGATTGATGCATCTAATAGTGGTTATCAATACACAAGGCAGGGGGCGGCTGAGTTTGGAGCATCAATCACAACAATAAGCGGCAACACTGTAAATATCTATTTTGCTCCAAAAGCATTAAGTTCAAACACAACATTTGCAAACCCAACTGGAGCACAAGACTGGAACTCAACTTGGTCATGGCGTCTCCGCAAAGTATCTTCCGGCGCCCAAGTAGGCTACCCAATATCAACCCGGAACATTGTGGGTGACACATCTGGTACTGCTGTTCCGACTGGGATGTTGGGGGAGATTGTGTCTCAATCTAGATTATCTGCAAGCCCACTGTCTTTAACAAGTGCAACAGCCGCAAACGTCACGGCAACAGCTTTAACAATACAAGCAGGAACGTGGGATTTGAACGGATTTATTGGATTGTCTGGATCGGCTACATCATTGACATTAGTTGCTGCATCAATAGGAACAACCAGTGCCACCTTAGCTTCACCAGATGATTCAAGAATACAAGATGGATCAAGCAGAAACTTATCATCAAGCAATTATCAGGCATCGTTGCCTACAATTAGAGTGTCAGTATCTTCACCAACAACCTATTATCTTGTAGGTTATGCAATATTTTCAGGTGGTACTGCAAACGTTTACGGAAAAATACAAGCCACACGAATCGCCTAATTTACATAATCCCTTGCGGGATGGGAGGAATATATGACACACATTCGTAGGTGTCAAATGACACATAGGAGATACAGCATATGACACAGAAAGCACAATTACAATCAGCGGGTGACGGTACAGCCGTACCAACTGGATATGTTGGAGAATATAAAGAAGCTTTAGGTAATTATACTGCTGTAGGTAATAATGTTTTTACTGCAACTGGAAATTCTGGTGTTGCATTGACATCGGGAGTTTGGGATATACAAGGATTTTATACAATTAATGCCGCATCAGGAACGTCGGTTACTAAATACTTAGGCGTTTTAAGCACAAGTTCACTTAATGATGAAATTGGCGTGGATTACACAAGGGCAGCGGCTACTAATCAATTTTCAAGCAAAATAGGTAATGGAAGTGATTCTGATAGGGTTTCAACTCCTATCTATAGGGTAGTAGTTCCAAGCGGATCAACAATAACTTATTGGCCAAAAATTCGAGTTGAGCATAATGGAACCGTAAATGCTACAGCGTCTATTTTTGCAAGAAGAATCGCATAAATATAATGACCCAATTAGAAGTCTACAAGCAGAAAGCCGCACATCCGGATTACTTCCGTAACTCCGGGGACGGCCTACTGTGGTCCTCGCTACAGGCAGTGGCTACGGGAAAAGACTTTGCTGTAGAAGATTTCATTCGGGAAGACGGACAGATATTCCGCAACCCCGACATGGCGCAGGGCAGACTTCTCGGACCTCGTGAATCTACAATTAGTAGGGATATGTTCATGGGATTATTCTGCTACTGCCTACACTTCAGCCGACTAGACATCCTAGAAGGTGTCAAGTCTTACGGCTGGAAGCATGGTTGGAAAATGGGCCGAGAAAATCGTGTAGTAGAATTTGCTATTCCCTATATCAAATGGAAACTGCGTATTAAGGATAACAGGACATGGTTTACACCCGGCCTTATTCTACTACTATATGCCCTTATAGCTCATCTTCGGGGAAGACCTAGATTAGCTAGGTTCCTAGTTAATATATGGCAGCCAATTGGCTCCACACCGGGATACCCATCCCACCTATCCATGTTACATATTTATCTCAACAGACGTATTCGTGGTGAGATTGTATCATGGGAACATAAGGTTCTACGAAGGATATTAAAACACTCGCCCAGAAATGCATTAGCCCTAGCCCTAGCGGGCTGGCATGACGATGCACGGGCCGAGCTAGCATCGCAATGGCCTGCCGACAGGCTGCCCACTAGACACGATTGGACAGAAGAATGGCGTACTCAGAGGGCCGATAACGATGTCGGTATTGTCTGGGGAGAGCCGGGTAATATTAAGCCGCATTCGGGCGGAGACTTGCTTTTTGTAGAGCACGTACTAGCCTTGGGATAACCAAGTTATCCACATACATATCGTATGTAGGTATATAGTCGAGGGACACATGGATGGCCGTTTAGACAGAATTGAAGAAAAGCTGGATAAGCTAGTAGAAGTACAGACACAAATTCAAGTGGATGTAGCGGAACATATTCGTCGGACGGCTATTGCAGAAAGTAATATTGATAAACTTTCCGAAGCCTTACAACCAATTAGAACTCACGTTATTACGGTTCAGACTGTTATAACAGCTTCGGCGTGGGTTATAGGAATTGTTGCAGCAATTGCAACAGTTTACAGTGCTATAAAATAATTATTTACAAGCTGCCCCAGATGGGGTAGAATATACACGACTGTAGGAGGTCACTAATATGCTAAATAAATTGAAGAAAATGAAGATGCCTGCTTCTAAAAAAGCAGCTCCTGAGGAGCTAGA